ACATTTTATTCTCCTGCATAAATTATATCATCTTTGCGGAAGAAGTAGGATTCGAACCTACGGTAAGATTTAACTCCTACGATCAGTTAGCAACCGATTGCTTTAGACCACTCAGCCATTCTTCCAATGCCATTCATGCTATCACAGTTCTATTCGCTGTCCATAAGCCAATGGCTGTTTATCCTAGTGAATCGGCAGAGCAATCTCCATCGGTCTGAACACCTTCGTATGATGCCTACACAGGGTCGGTTTCGGATAAACCTATCTCCATATAGATTGTTCAGATCTATACTTTGAGAGCGAATGATGGGAATCGAACCCACACCGTCTGCTTGGAAGGCAGAGGCACTACCATTATGCAACATTCGCAGGGGCTATACACGGATTCCGCAACACCGAATGGCTGCCCTGTCTTATCCGTAAACATAGTATTCACGGGTGTCATTGTAACTATAACACTATCCTAAGAGAGTGCCGTGTATAGCCTTGTGGAACAAGTAGGACTCGAACCTACGATAGCCGAATTATGAGTTCGGGGCCTTAACCAACTTGGCTATTGTTCCAATATTTAATTATTTAGTACGGGAGGTTGGATTTGAACCAACGATGCATACCTTATAAGAGTACTTCCAAAACCAGACTAGGATACTCCCGCAAAATTTATGCGTGAGGAGCTTCTATGGCTTTGTTTTCTATTAACTTATCTCGTTCGTCAATTACTTCATATGCAAATTTAATTAATGCTGCTTCATTTTTAGCATAATGATGACCGCAAAATGTTAATTCTCCATTTACACCTTTCACTAAAACAAGTGCTTGTGCAGAACATTGATCACATCTATCTTTTGCAGTAAGAATATATTCTTTTGTTTCAACTGTATTTTCTGTCATCATCATAATTATACCGCTTTCTTATTTTAGTTTGTAATTTGCTGCCCCACCAGGTCTCGATCCTGGGACACCCGAATTAACAGTTCGGTGCTCTACCAACTGAGCTATAGGGCAATAAAACTTATTCTACCTTACCAAATGGATTCTTGTCAACCATCTTTAATAAATCTTCTGGAGTATCAATTAATCTACGTTGTGCTTCAAACTTACCAAGTTCATTTATTTCATTTGCTAAGGTAAACATTAAATCTGACATACCTTTTGCATATTTAGTTTGAGAAGGATGTATGCCATCTGATTCTTTTTTCATAGTAATTGCTGCTTGTGTAAAATATTCACACAAAGAAGTTAAACTAATATAGATATCTTCATCATCTTCTACAGTTCTAATTGTTCCGTTTGCTAACATTTTTATCCTTTGATTGTTGTGTGAATGTAGTCTATCAGAGTAATCTCATGCTGTCAATAGGCATTTCATCTTCATCATCTTCTATTCCTAAATAATCCCGCAAATTTGAAGGCATTGCTAGTTTATCAGGCATTTTAATAGTTTTATTTTTCTTTAATCTAGCGTCAGATTCTTGTCTTAATTGTTCAATTTCTGTAGCAAATACCCCAGAATAAGAATACACTTCTACTTCTTTATCAGCATCTGGTGGAGTTAATGCTATTGCATTATACACAGCCCCGCATACAGCGTCAGAAAGGTCTTTAGAACCTTTTCTTGGGTGATCTACCTTATCTTTTACAATTCTTAATTGAAGTAATTCATCAATAAGTAATTGAATATGTGGGCCATGCAATCTTTCTTCAGTTATAGTTAAAGACATATCTTCATAATGTTTTTTAGCTACTGATAATAATTCTGAATTAATTCCATTTGCCTTCAATTGCTGCATCATATCGTGAGAATTCCAACGGTCAAATGTAACCATTTTTAAATTAAATCCACGACTTCTTAAAGATAATATATAATCTTTAACTTCTGTAAAATCTACAGACTTAGAAGCAGTAGGAGTCCAGAATCTTACAGCATCAACAATAATTCTAGGTGCTGCTTCTTTATACTTATCTCCAATTTTCATTGTTACCCAGCCATCAACATGTGATAAAGCAACAGCACAATGGTCATGCTTTTGAGCTAAGTCAACGTGGACATAATAAGCTTTTTCTGGATCTGGTTTAAAATGATCATCAAATCTTCCGTACTCATCAACATTTAATTTTGGATTACTAAATGCTTTTTCAATAACTGCACGATTTTTGAAGAACGCATCAGTTGCATCTGGTGGCATACATGCAAAACGAGAAAGAGCGTCTGTTGGATCTGTATAAAAAGCTTCTGTAAAATCTTCAATTTTTCTTGTAGGATTAATATCCCATGTAGGTCTTTTTAATGCAAAAATTTTAGGCAACTTGTAAGAAACAATGTGATCTTCTTCCCACTCAATTTCAAATTCATTACCTTGAGTTCCGTCTGGTAAATCTGGATCTACTTTAAATCTGTGATGTCTTAAAACAACTTCCTTTTCTGCAATAGCTTCATTATACTTTTGCTGTATATAATCCATTTTAAAACGTGGAAATGAAAGTAAAATTACTTTTCCATAATCTGGAAAACGAGAAGTTACAGATCCTTTATACATTTTATAAATATTAGAAGCTGTTTTAGCCTGAGCATGTCCAGAAGTTGATTCTAATTCAAAACCTGAAATTTCATCTAGGATAACAACAAGTACGTTATAACCTTCCCAAGCTTCTGATTCTGAGTGTCCAGAATGAACGGTAATAGATTTATCAAACTCAACCATGTTTGCTTTTGCTACATATTTACCTTGAAACCATGGGGATTTTTGAATACGCTGATTAAAACCTTTAAAAAAAACTCTGTTTGCCTGTACTGCGTTAATAGCAATATTAATAATATCAATTGCGTCCCCCGAAGGTTTACCATAATATCTTGCAGGATCTTTTAAGCAAAGTAATAAATAAACTATATATGCACATGCTATAGTAGATGTATAGTCTTTTCCCGATCCTTTACCTAATTGCATTATAACTTCATTGCAAGTTTGTTTAAATACTTTTTGACCTTCTTGCTCACCATACAACTTAGTTAACGTTGCAAGTTTATATATTTGCGTCATTGCCTTGAGCATTGTATATTGATAATCAGATAACGGTGGTAAACCTAAATAATTTTTATCAGTAACAAATTCTTCAATAGTAACTGGAGTTTCATCAAAATCATCTCCACTTAAAGCATCTAAAAATATATTAAAGTCTGACATTATTCTACAACTACTGCTTCAACCTGCCCAGTAACTTGAGATAATCTACGTGAAACTTCCCATTTGCAATGATCACAGTTTGCAGTCACATCTCTTAATATGCCAACAAGAACTTCTTGCTTTCTTTCTGTTTCAAGAATTTGATCAGCCATAGAGTTATCTTCTAGCACTCCAGCTTTATTCAACATGTCAATTCTTTTTGCTTCAATATCAGCAATTAATTTTAATGCTGCATTTTTTACGCCTAATTCTTCTTGTGCATCTGCTTGTCCAACAACATTCCACGCTTCTTTAATAAGCATATTGTAATGTTCATCAGCTCCAGCAAGTGCTTCTTTTGCACGTTCACGAACAGCATTGCTATCATGAACAAAAACTTTCCATGTCTTTATGTGATTATCTACTTGCTGCCTAGTTATTTCTAAGGATCTTGCAATTTGAGCAGGAGTATTACCTTTAAGTAACTCCTCTACCACTCTATTCATTTGGTCAAATTGACCAGCAACTTCTACTGAATTATCCATTATCTGTTTTGTAAAACCCTGATCCTTTAAATTGTATTCCTACAGGATTATATACTCTTACCATGCTATATCCGCAAACAGGACAAGGAGGAATAGTTTCGGGATCGTGAAAACCCCTAGTTACTTCCTCGCTTTTATCACATTCTATACAAGCATATTCGTATGTAGGCATAATTAATTATACTCCTTTTAGCTTGCTTTTGTCAATCGCAATTTTAAGTAAAATTAAATAACCAATCAAATCATCAATATCGTTGTCTCCAGCAAAGCCTTGATTATTCTTAACTCTATTAATTTTATCATCAATTCTTATTTTAATTTGCTCTATATTGTCTGACTGTGCAAATATCCTTACAGGATCTAATGCTGAATCTCCATAAGATATATTCTTTTCAATAAGCAGTTGTGCAATCTCGTGGCAAGCATGAAATATTTTTTTGCCCGATGGCGCATCCATAGACTTTAAATATAAATCTTGACAATTAAAATATTTTGAATCTTTAAATACTGGTTTTAACATTACATATCCTCTCGATATAGCAATTTTAGCCCACTTACAGTACCTATGTCAAGATACCGTCCTTTAGAAATAACTGCTTTTACATATTTACCATCATTAATCCATTCATTTATTTGTACTCCAGGATGAGGTAACTCTTCATTTACATATACATTATTTAATGCCATAGCTCCCCACATATAAGGATACGGACAGTTTTTTACTTTATCTTT